CGCCGTCTTCCAGCTCCAATCCATGCTCTTCAAGAGCGTGACCATCGATGTCACCCCAGTATTCCAAAACTTCAAAACGGCGGGACTCCACCTGATCTTGAATGCCGGCGATTCGACGTAATGTCTTCTCGTGGTCTTCCTCTGTATGGTTGCCGTCCTTGTTGATCTTCATCAAGTAACGGACCATGTCCCCATCAAACTGAGGTAGATCTGCAAGCTCACGGAACTGCCGTCGCGTCAAAACATGGCGCCGGAACAATCCATCGCAGTCATCTAAAGTTGTGCAATAAGGATCGACATACAGGTCAAAAATAGATACGCTTTCTATGTCGGGGACTGGGGTCTCAACTACGCTCAGTGCGTAGGCTTGTGCGCCACTTTCAGGATCGACAATCTTGCTGTAACTCTGCTTTGTATCGATACGGACAGTGCCAGCCTTGACTGCACCCGACCCGAAGATACACGCCTCGAGAATAGACTCTTTTAGCTTTTGATCGGCGCCGGCTTCAACGAGCTGGTCTTCGATCTCGACGGTCATATTCTTGGCCGCTTCCTCAGACATCTTCTGCTCGACCTTTCGGAACTCTTCTTCAAGCTCCTTCATTCGAGCGGCAATCAAATCCTGATTCGCCATTGGGTCCATGCCAGACGCCATCGTCACTTGCTCGATAGCTTGCTTTCGCATCTGCATAGACAGCACGGGATCGATGGTAGCGATAGGCGTGGGTTGCACTGCAAAGAAAAGATCGCCGTGCTGGAAGAGTAGGTCAACGATACGGCTGTATGCCGCCATCACTTTGGTGCGGGTCAACCCAACAAATACTTTTGATCGTGCGCCAGCGTGTTCATTGAGACGCGCAAGAACCTCAGGCTCGTACTGACCAGCGTACTGACGCAGGTCTTTCAGCCATTCGTTCTCTGTCTCTTTGCGAGCGTCTTTGTATTCTTGAAAGAGGTCTCTCAGTTTGTGACCAAGGGACTGCAACTCTTGCTCTTGTTGCCCGTCTAGGTCATCATCACTGATGAACTCTTCTTCAACATACAGCTCTTCTGGATCTTGCATCTAGTAGCCCACTGTCGAGTCGATACTCTT